TACCAATCAGTTGCTACAATGTGTGTCAGACTGAAAAGTGTTTGGGATATATGGAAGGTGGAGGTGGAGGGATTTGAACCCCCAGCCTCTTGGTTGCAAACCAAGCGTTCTTCCAAGTTAAACTACACCCCCATTAAATCCATACTATGTTCTGCTTCCCCTCCATAGACGTGATAAGCGGTGTCACGTCCCACCCCACTATGTCATACAAGTCCGAAGCCTTGTTGACGATGAATCGTTCTACTATGTGTTTGTACCCTATTTCTGCCAAACCATCAATCTGTTCCAAATTATCGAATCCAATGTACTTACCTTCAGTGTCGATCAGACACAGGAAATAATCATCCTCTGTGTATTCTATCCCTAAGTTGCGGTAAGCCCAATCAGCCGCCGCCGAAGCACCGGACAGAGAGCGGTAGTGGTGTAATGGTCGTGAAAGTGACCCCTTCATACATAGATCTTCAACAGGGATGCCCCCATTGATGACATTCTGAATCAGAGTAGTCAAATCATCACTAACTTGCTCTTGCGTTCTACCATTTAGAATACCTTCTAATGCTGTCTGCATTGTGTCCTTCATGGCTTTGGGCATACGAGCCTGTTTCAATTCAATTCCCTTGACGTAGTAATCAGGCTCATCCAAATACGCTCCTTCCATCCACGTTACCAAACCGGCATAGCGATTCTTCGCCTTGATAATCATACGTTCAGCCCAACGCTCAAACTCAACTACGATCGGATTCATAATTTCATTTATCTCCTCGCATAGTTTCACACCTTGTTCGGGATTGTCGATGCGCACGAATACACTGTCTGTATGACCATAAACAACTTCATGGCCTCTTTGGTTACAGTGGTCTCTCAAGTTACCGAGGGTCTGTCGGCTTGTGAATGTGATAGCGTCTGCAACCTTCGGGTGGTATAGGGAATACTTGCTGTCACCACACACCCCATAAAGAGAGGCGATAAGTGACTTCGTTGCATACTGCATAGCATCCCACTTCTTCGCTTCGGAAGGATTATTCTTCTTGTTTGCTTTGTATTCGTTGCGCAAATCAGTTAGGTAGTCCATGAGGCGACCAACGGCACCCTGCTTCTCCTTTGAAAAGTGAACACCATTCCCACAATCCTCACCTTGATCGGAAAGGGTTTCCCATGAAATGTTGTGGAGATTCACGTTACTGTGGTACATGGCACGAATATCAAGAATACCCAAATTGTCATAGATCCCGGATTCGGGTTCCATAATATCAGCACCACTATATTTCATGTACTCATGCTGTGGTTTGGTTGGAATTCTATGTGTCCATTCATCATCATTCAGCAGTAAAGCTGTAGTCATTTGGGTGACGTATGGAGTGCTTCTGAATTCGCACTTGCATAGGTGCATAAGAGTAAGATAATGGTTTGCGCAATTGAGCATATCATTCAGGCGAGGCAGTAGTCTCACGTCTTGTCTGTTGTAATCAATATAGGTAGCAAGATCTGTGTAATATGTATCGTGACCATTTTCCAATTCAACCTTACGTTCCTTGAGGACTTCGTAAGCCACGTCATCTAATTTCCTCCCCGGCAACTGTCCGTTTTTGACAGTCCACAGTTTGACGAAGCCGAGCATTAAGTCGAAGCAAATGCGACCGGGGATTGGTTGATCCCAATCACCATAATCGTAGCGGTGCTTCCGCAACGGAGACATGATGGCAGGGTTCAATTTGTTAGCACGCATACGCCCTGCAATCTGCTTTATGTCAGCGCCAACAAGATACCAACCCATCAATACATCAGGGTCTTGTTCCATCATTTTACGCGCAAAGAGTGTAAGCAATTCCTTCTCACTTGCACACTGAATAGCGGGTTGATCGAATTTCAATGTCTCAATACCTTCGGGGTGGTCTTTACACTCCATAGTGGAGACCTTCATACTCAAGTCATTTTCCGAGTCGACAAACCATGTGTATAGGTTGTCCGTGTAAGAATCGTGAACGGTAATCATGTTGATGCGACCACTGTCCACCAACCATTCAGCATCTAATGACCACACACGGTGTTCGTACATAGGAATGTCAACATTAGAGTCGGCCAAAGCCCTCGTTGTAAAGGGGATGTTCGCCTCCCATGTTTGTTTGAAATTACGACTCAAGTCCCTTACGTTATCGGGGTAGTGACAAGACACTTTGAGTAGTGCTTCACCACCAACGCCGATATGACCTTGATCGGTAACAGAAGATACACCCTGTTCTTTCGCATAAACCCAACCCTCATCATCCAAAGGCATTTCGTCTCGCTGAACGAAGAAGTATGGGTGTTGTTGTATTGTCTCTTGCTTGCGCTGAAGGCTCACAGGATCACGGTAACGTATCAATACGTTACGTCCTCGCCCTCGCTCAATAATCACAATATCACACCCGTCGTCCTCTTCCTCTTGTCTCGATACCGTGCTTCTTCAACCAATCATTGATTGTCATTGGTGTTACGTTGAACATATCAGCGAGTGCTTGCATAGTGAGACCTTTCTCAACGTATGCTTCTCGTAGCCAATCTGCATTCTTGTAAGAACCATCAGGCTTCTCGCCACACTTAACTTCAACGTAATAAATTCTATTATCACTGACTATCTCTATTCTACCTCCGGCGGCTACAATTTCGGCCACCGTTGGTGCATCTTCTAACACTTGTTGCATTTTATCACATCCATACATTGTCGGCATTTGCATATAAATATGCCGTACCGACCTCCTCCGATAATTGTTGAGGAACGAGAGATCTTTCAAGATATGACATGTATTTTTGCGTACCCAAATTCGATCCGCGTGGTGCGGGTTCGTGACAAGGGTCGCCTCTTCGACACATAGGTCGCGGCTTCCACTGATGAATGTTAGTCCATAGATCTGTGGGCTTCTGATTTGTATGTCCGTATTGACAATACGATACAGTGTGCATAGTGCCTCCGAGAGAGAAGATTTTTTTCTCAACGCATTCCATCTTGCGCATGAGTCCTCGTGGATTCTCCATGACCCAACCAACCTCTCCATATTCTCTTGTTCGCTCACAGAATTTTCTGATAATTTCCAAACCACAATGAACGATTTCTAAACCCTTCTTGGCAGCTTCAGTCTTTGGTTGCCGGTTAGGAGGGGAAGTCCAATGCTTCCAGCATCCCGCGATCGAGAATGTCTTACATGGAGGGGAGAATAGAATAAGATCAGGGTGTGTGCGACCATATTTAGCCAACTCACTTTCGATTCTGCTGAACATATCTGAATCTGTTATATCACCGTGGATGGTAGCGGGATAGGTTGATTCTAACTCAACTGATATGATAATCCACTTCTTTGGATCAAGGCCGGAAGTCCAACCGTGTCCACCTGAACACAGGTCAACAGCAATCTTCATATCCATTCGACAACCTCCCTCTTAATTTTCTCGTCTTCAGTCTCCACATAATCAGCATAGTGAGCCACACGCTTACATGCGATTTCATAGTAGTCCTTTGACATTTCAATACCGATGAATCCAAAGCCACCGTTGGTAGCAGCGATACCTGTTGTACCGCTGCCCATGAAGGGGTCAAGCGTGGTACCTTCGGGTGGTGTAACGAGTCTGATAAGCCACTCCATCAGTGCAACAGGCTTTACTGTTGGGTGGATATTGCGCCGCTTAATCACACGGTTCAAACCAATATCCTGTCCCTTGTCATAGCCTTCGCCATGATTCTGTGCGCCTGTGGACATACCTCTTGTCCGTTCTTCAAGATCCTCAAGACCAGCCTCTTTCTCCTTCTTACTTGCCTTTGGGCAATAGAAGAATCTTGCCGCCCCTTCTTCTTGACTGTCAAGAATTATACCTGCTTCTTGATCGAATATGATATTGGCGGGCCAGCGACCTTCAGGCGGTGTAGTCCCTGACTTTTGCCATCCTTTACCAAAAGCAATCTGTTCACAATCACTCATATCTGTATTACCCAATCTTGGTTCATCATCTGTTCCAATGCGGCACCCATCAATGTTAATCGCCCCTGTCCCATGCTTGAGAACATTGTTTGTGACTGTGCTTTCAGACACAGGCTTGCGAGCGACCACGATAGGCTCATGGGCGGGCTTGAGGGCTGTACCCCAACCTTCCCACTCTTTGGCTTGCTCGGTTTCAGGGGAGAATTCTTTACGGTCATAAACCCTACTCTCTCCCATAATACCATTGTTCTTTCCTTTCAGTGTGTACGATTCTCCGTCACCATCCTGCTCTACTTGACGAAGGGCTACGGAATTAGACTTGCCAATCTTGATTGTGCTTTCGATACCCTTACTGATATTGTGTGACTTAGGGAAGCCGGAACCATATACCCACATGATCTGGTCACGGATTTCAAATCCAGCATCTTCGATGTTGATTGCCATACGATGATATGTACGGGAACCGGCAAAGGATAGGAGATGACCTCCGGGCTTTAGCACACGCATTACCTCATTCCAAATCTCGATCGAGGGAACATCATAGTCCCACTTTCGATTCATAAATGAGATTCCGTATGGGGGATCTGTGACAACTGAATCAACACTATTGTCAGGCATATCAGCCATAACTTTGAGGCAGTCACCTAACTTCAGAATCATTGTCATCTTTCGCCCTCCATTCAGTAATCATGTGTTTTGGATTTGTACTTGTGTAGCGATTTTGATCGCTATTTGAAGTCATACCTCTGAGACTTTTCCTGTGTTCAAACCTGTCATCATACTTGAGAATGTGTGTCATCTGTCCACTCGTTGGATTAGGGATGTACTTTTGATGACTCACATAACCGTCAGAAGTAAGAGTCTTAGGGTGCCCATCCAAAAATGCGGTGAAGATCTCGTACGCACTCATCCAACGCTTTTCGTGTTTGAGTAACGCGTAACATCTGTCACGAAATCTCCTGTGCCTCTTACCTCTACCCGCTCTCTTTCCTCTTGTCATGCAACTACACCTGCTTGATATACCCACGACTTACCGTGATTCAACCATAGAACCATACGAATACCTTGTTTGTGTTCTCTGAAGTCATAGAAGTGAAGGGCAACTGTGTCGGTTGCATCAGCCACAATATTATCGAGACCACCTTCAAACGACCATGACCAATCATCAACATCAGTTACAGAAGTCAAAAACGATTCTGTTTCACCTTTCAATTCCGATCCGACACTCAACATGAGACTGCCGTTTTCGACACTGAAAGTGTACCTATTCATCTTTTGACTGTTCATGTTGTCACACCGAAGAGCTTCAAAGAGATCTGTGGCGTTGAGGATAACCTCAAGCATAGGCTTTTGTTTTGACCCATCAGCCATAACGTAACCATCCGATGTAATCTTCTTAGCCAATTTCTCACTCTTGTCTGCCCAATCACTAATCGTATCACGACTGTTAGGGTATGCGAGAGCATTCATATTTGTTTTCAATGTGGTTTGCTTCTTGCCCGACAAGATGCGGAGTTTGTCACTCTTTTGGTCGTGTTCAAGAGTCACTTTGTTACCGTGATACTTGATTACGCCCAACATTCTGTCAATGTCAGGGATAGGGATGCCAGCGGGACCACTACTCTCTGAGTCGATCGAAAAGTGGGACAGGGATGTTTTACCGTCACGCACTAATGATGTAGTGCTTAGACTGTCTTTGTCGACAACCAAAACACAGGATGATACCTGTGATATGGGCTTACCGTTGACATTCTGCTTGCGTTGTGTTGCCTTAAGCAACCATGTTAATTCATTACCTTTAATTTCTACCATTTTTATTCCTCCATTCTTCTAACCATGATTCCTGCGATATACAATAGCCGCACCCACAGTCAAAATTGCCATTTATGAGAACCATATAACCTGTTACACATGCTGGACATTTTGGTATTGGGGGCCATTTAGCGGGACTGTTCATTGGTTTTGATACCGTGACACCACCGCCTTGATCTCTTCCCAATCATAATTAGCCAATACTTGCTCGCCTCCTTCAATGTTGCGCACTATCTCGATCAATGAGGAGATAGAATTAGCAAGAATCACAATGTCCTTCAAAGCTTCACAATGGGCGTCAGTTAATTTACCAAACTGATCTTCCATGTATGCGATTTGATTCATTGTTTTCAACATCCTCTCTTCCCACGCACTCATTCCTTCGCCTCCCATGTGAGGAAGGGTAGACCGATCCAATTCACGTTACCTTCTTTGACTTCAATGACAGTGTTTGTCTCACCTAGATGCTCGGTGTAACGACCCTTCATTTCTTCGATGGTACCCTTGACAGCCCAATCATTGGGGCCGAGCGTAGAGTCAGGCTGAACACCTGCGGCTACATCTTCCTTCTGCATGAACCGCTGAAGCCAGATCTGCTGTGAGAATAATCGCTGGGTACCTTCGACCCAATCAACCTTCTCACCAACCTTCATCAAACCCTTAGTACCGTTACCTAAGTCAACGTAATTCTTAACATCCTTCAAGTGGAATGTGAAAAAGATACGTGATACAGGGAGTGCGTTGACACGCTGAATCGTATTCTTGAACAGTTTGTTACGGACTCGCCACTCGGCCTGATTGAACCGATCACTGTCCATATCAATAGGAGCGTTCTCACGCTCTTTGAGAATGCGACTCATAGCAAATTCGCACCACTTCATAAACGTAGATCCACCATCAAAAATGACTGCCGCGACGTTACCTTCTTTGGCATCCTCCGCAATCATGCTGACGAACCACGATACCTTGTCAATCAAGGCAACCCAATTCGTACTGTTATCTTCGTGGAAGATACTCTCATCTAACTCATCGAAGAGTCGATGAACGATAACATCTTCATCACCGTCACACACATAGTCCACAGTATTCTCTGCGCTACTATCAAAATCAAGAATGTGGATCATCCCATCATTACCACCCGAACGTGCGAGCGACAGAGATAGTCCCGTCTTGCATGTGTTTTCCTTACCGACTAGAGCCATACGGACAGGTCTTAGTGTCCCACGCGCAGTCTTCCCTTGCGCATACAATGATCTGAAATAATCAGCATCGTAAGTGGTCTTAGTCTCTTCTACTTTTGCTTCTTCTGTTTTTACATTTGCCCATGACATATTATCACCTTGTGCATATTTATCTTGTAGTGTTTAGGATATAAATGTGGCGGCTGGGGGGGATGAGGCCCACATTACACAGAAAGGTGGAGAGTCAAAGCAAAGACAAAGAGAGCGGAGTTGACCTTTCTGAAACCAACCATGAATCCTAATTAGGGTGCCTCCTTCAGAGGTACTGCGGCTTCTGTCATCAAGACTAAACTTGCGATCGAAACCGCCGCCCTTAGTGCTGAAATAGTAACCTTCACAGGGTCAATAATCCCAGCCGCTAACATATCTTCATATTCTCCTGTCATAGCATTAAATCCATTGGACTCATCCTCAAGAATAATACTGTAATCAAAGTAGTGACCGGCATTCTCAGCAATAATGACTGCCGGTTGCATGATTGCGTTACCAATCAACCTGTCACCATCAGTCATAGATCCCGACACATAGTGGTTCCCATCATTGTCGCTCAATTCAATACAGTGAGCCAAAGCAGAGCCACCGCCGGGGATGATACCCTGTTCGATCGCCGCTTTCGTTGCGTTGAGAGCATCATCAATGCGTTCCATTGTCTCAGCCATTTCAACTTCGGTAGCCGCACCCACACGGATAACTGCTACACCACCTGTCAATTGAGCGATACGGGAAAGGATCTTTTCCTTATCCCAATCTTGTTCTGTATTATCAGCCTGTCCTTGTAGGTCAGACACATAGGAATCAAATACTCCTCGCTGTTCATTATTCATTTCGTGAATCAATGTAGTCTTTCGTTGACCGACCTTTGCCTTAGCGCAGAAGCCGAGGTCATCAATAGTAACATCCTTCAGGTTCATGTTCATAGTAGTATCAATCATACGCGCACCCGTAAGAGCAGCAAGATCTCGTAGCCCATGGTCTAAGTCGTCGCCCCATCCTGTCGCTTTGACAAAGCAGCAACGAAGCTGTCCCTGCATTACATTCGTAAAGAGATTTGGGAGGGCGTTGCCTCCAAGATCTCTTCCAATAATTAGAAGGGGTCGCCCTGTCTCGATCGAAATCTCAAGTGACGGTACTAATTCATGGAAATTCTGAATAGATTGGTTTGTGATTAGAATAAGAGGAGAGTCTGCATCGAATAGTCCTGTCTCATGGTTATTGACCATGACAGGACTTAGATACCCACGCTCAATCTGAACACCTTCAGTCAATTGGTAGTCTGTTGTAGTGGTGTGACCACGCTCCATTGTTACTACTCCCTTTGGGCCGACAGACTCATACACTTCAGCAATCAATTTACCCAAAGCGTAGTCGTTGTTAGCCGCGATTGTAGCCACGTTGATTAGATCATCATCCTTTACAGGGAGTGCCATCTCCTCCAAACATCCAATGACATTTCCAGCCGCATCCTCAATCTGCTTCTTAACGATAACAGGGTCAGAGCCATTACGCACCATCTCCATACCACCGTTAGCGAGAGCAGAAGCAATCACGATCGAAGTAGTAGTACCGTCACCGGCACCACCCTGTGCTTCTCGCGCAACCTGTTGGATAAGACCCACTCCCATATTTACAAAGGGATCTTCGTCATGGACTGCGCCAGCAATCTTAACCCCATCATTCAGAATCATAGGGAATGTGGTTGCCTGTTCAAGTACAACGGTTCGGGCCTTTGGGCCGAGTGTTGGCTTGACAGTATCAGCCACTTTGTTGATACCTGCGAGAATTTTCTCGCGAGCATCGTTGCCGTGTAGAATATTATTCCTCACCTTGCCCCACATCCAAAAGCATTTGTGTGGATGGCAGAATGACCGCCACAATATCCTTGTGGTGGACTGCCAAAGTATCGTTAATTACAGGGTGTGCTTCACCAAGGAAGGCGATACGGTCGCCCTCACGAAGAGAGGACGAGACCGCACCACCAACACTTAGTACAGTGGCCTGATTGTAACCCAAAATCTTGAGACCTGATTCTGTTTGGCCGTCAACCATTTGGATTAAGACAAACTCACCGACTGCATTCACTCGTCCCAGCCCCCGTCACTTGAGGGTTGGATTGCTGATGCACACCACCATCCTGTTACAGACAGGCGTCCTTCACCATCACGAGTATTCCATGGCGCACCAATCAACATGAGTGTTGAGCCGACACCAAAGTCCACTAGGGACTCTTGTTCAGCAGGTACATACACATCGACTGAAGGTGCCATGGATGCAAGGTCAAGGTCTGCGCAAGTAACAATGAAGCCACCTCGATCACGAGGATCAATGTGGATGACTTCGGTGTTGACAGCCACAAGGGTGTCCCACCATCCATCTTTGTCACGGTTTGCTTCGACGTATGCTGTGATGTTATCGAGGCTATCCAATTTGTCAGTTACAAATCCACCAACCAATTCGGAGGGTGGACCTGTGAAAATTGTAGCCAAATCATCGTTGCGGTTGAAGACACTAACATTGGGCTTACCGTATGCGGTGTTGTTCTTACCTGCCTTTAGCCCGATTGTTCCGGGGGTGTAGGTAGGGTATGCTGTCTGCGCGAGAGGCCCATTCAAACGTACCGAAATTAGAGAAAGCTCACTTGTGCTTCCCTGCAATCTTCCGAAGAATGTGCAGTTGCGAGACAATTCCTTCTGTGGTCTTGCGGAACCATACTTGAAATTGCTGTCTCCGCTGGGCCACGTTGGGCTTGACTTATCCCAAACCAAATAAAACGCGGTTCCGGTTGAACCTTCCGCGAATCGGTGGCTGTCGGGAAGATCCCCAACTGTGGATGTTGCATAACCTTCTGAAAAGGCTTGCTTCTCCACAAGCGAGGGGTTGTAGTGACGAGTCCAACCGTCACCGTCGCGTGTAAATACAACGACCTGCCCACTTGATACGAGGCTCTTAATCATGGTGTCATTTGCACCCGCAAGTGTTCCCGCCATCTTGTTGTAAGCCATTTCAGCCCAATCTTTGTAGCGAGGAACGCTTACAAACATTCCCTCGTAAATTTCGCAACCTGATTTCTTAGCGCGTTCAACGTCACTTCGGATCAAGCGAGCGGCGACCCGAAGGGCCATCAATTTCGCATCATCTTCAGAACGTCCGGCACTAAGCCAATCCTGTTTATTTTCTTCAAGCACTGTTTCTGCGCGTCCGGTCAATACTGACGGTTCGACACCGATATTCTTTGCGGCACGCTCTACTACTTCTTCATAACTCATTTCATTCACTATCCTTTTGCCTTCCTCGGCATCATTACTGTTCAGGCTTTTCCTTATTAAACTGTCGCTCGACCAACATTCGCACAAAATTGTGCTTGACATACACGTCCTCGACCCCCATTAAGAGATCACGTCGTGATGTGATGGCGGCGTCAATCAAGGTCAACTTTGCACTGTTTGATGCCGGGGAATTTATACCGTATTTGAATAGGACTTCGATCAAATCTAGTGTGTCCACTGACTTGACTTCATCCATAACTTCAGCGAATGCTCGCTCTTTGAACGCGAGTCGTAGAATGTACGCGGCATCAATATCGCTGTGTCCGATACCACGGATGAATATTAGTGCTTCATTGTCATCCATGTAGGATGCTGTTTGCATAGCACCAATAGCGTTGCGGAGATCTCCTTTGTGGGCATCCGCAATCATCTTGATTTTCTCATTGTCACCCATCCACAGATTCTCCTTGTCGGAAATCTGTCGTAGCCTAAGAACCATGTCATCATGTTCGATAGGTTGGAATGTTCTGACTTGACACCTTGACTGTAACCAAGGACTGATCTTGTTCAATTCGTTACAGGCTATT